GCCTAGAGGCGTACAAATGCCCATTTTGCGGCGGGTGGCACGTCGGCAAAGCCCGGCATATGCAAAAACAGCGGCTCATGCCATACAAGAAAACGCTATGGCGAAAATCCAAGGCAACCCAATGGTATAGTGAGGGGTAGGTTGTAAAAATGGCAAACTCAAAAAACAAAGCGAAAGAACTACCGAAAGACACCCGCCACTTATTACCGGTGCGCACCGAGAGCAAGCGCGGCCGGATAGAGGGCAGAAAACCCGCGATGACGCCCACCGTACTACTTTTGCTACGCGAGGCGTTTTTGATTGGGTGCGACGACCAAGAGGCGTGCCTGTTCGCCGGCATCAGCCATCAGACGCTTTACAACTACCAAAAAGAGAACAAGGCGTTTGTTGAGTGGAAAGAGGCTTTGAAGCGCACCCCGTTTCTAAAAGCCCGCAAAACCATCGTCGACGCGCTTGAGAGCGACCCCGAGTTTGCCATGCGGTACATGGAACGGAAAAAGAAAGCCGAGTTTGCGCCGCAAGCCAAAATCACCATCGATGACGACCGGCCACGGCTTGACGACGACACTAAAAAACAGATTGGCGACGCCATCACGGCGCACATCTTAAAACTAGAGGCCAAGCGACATGCCGGCAACGACCAACCAGCCATTGACAAGTAACCCGTTTGAGGTGCTTATCGAGCAGCTAGGCGAAGAGGGCGCCAAGGCGTACTTGCGCGATTTTTACGCCGACCCGGAGAACCTACCGGCATTTGCCATGCTTTTCGACAAGCACGTGCCGAGCTACCCGCCGGAGTTTCATATCGAGATGTGGCGCACATATACGACGACAGAGGGCAACGTGGGCGGGTGTGCGCCCCGCGGCTTTGCCAAGAGCACGTCAACGTCGCTTGTCTATCTGGCGTTTCGGACGCTCAACGCCACCAGCCGCTTTTCTATCGTTATATCAGACACGTACACACAGGCGGTTGACCTTTTGGCCGGCCTCAAGGATGAACTTGCCGAAAACGAGATGATACGGTGGCTATACGGCGACGTGGTGGGCGAGAGTTGGGCAGAGGATGACATTGAGGTGCTTGGCTACGACCCGGCCGGGCGCCGCGTGCCGTGCCGCATCATCGCGCTTGGTGCCGGCATGAAAGTGCGAGGCCGCAAGTTCAAGAACTTTAGGCCGCAGCTCATCATTATCGACGACTTGGAGAACGACGAAGCGGTACAGAGCAAAGAGCGCCGGGCGAAACTACGCAAGTGGTTGGTGCGCGCCGTGTTGCCGGCGATTGACCGGACAATCGGCCGGGTGATTATGATTGGCACCATCTTGCATAAGCGTAGTTTGCTCAACGCCATCGTCAACAAAGAGGCCGAGTTTCGCAGTTGGCACACCTTTAAGCTTGCCGGCATCATGGACGGCAAAAGCATTTGGCCGGAGCTATACAGTACCAAAGAGATATACCAGTGGCGCGACGACCCGAGCCACCCCAACTATCTTGGTGCCGTGGCGTGGGCGCAGGAAATACAAAACAACCCGCAGGATGAGGGGTTGCAAATCATCCAAGACGAGTGGCTTGAGGGGCAAGGGTTCAATTTGGCCGAGCTTATCAACCGGTGGGTGCCGCTACTCACGCCGCTTGGCCAAGAGCTACCGGAAGATTATGACATTTTGGGCGAGTGGCTAAAGTTTCACTTTAAAGCCATCCACACCAGTGTTGACCCGGCCATTAGCGAGAAGCAGACGGCCGACTTTTGGGCGATGGTGACGGTAGGTATCACCAAGCAATGCCCACTCTGTAACGGCGCCGAGGGGCATATTATGATTTTGGACTACGTACGGATGCGCGAGCCCGACCCCAACAAACAGGTGCAGACCGTCATTGACAACTACCTCTTATGGCAGCATGACAAGGTGCGCGTCGAGGCCGTCGCCTACCAGAGCGGGCTTGTACGGCTCATCAAGAACGAAGCCGCCAAACAGGGATTATATTTGCCCATCCGGCCGTTTCGCCCGACCACCTCAAAGGTGGCGCGCATGAACATCCACGCCGCCAACTTTAGCGGCCGGTTGGTGCACTACCGCGCAGACCATCCGCTTGCGCCGGCCTTTATCGAAGAGTTGACCGAGTTTCCGCAAGGAGAGCACGACGACATGGTGGATAGTTATATGGGCGCGGCAGACGTATCGCTCAAGCGACGGGGGCGAACCGGTACCCAAGATGAGTGATGATGTAAAATGTCGGTTGGTATACTAAGAAGTATGGAACAAACAGAGGGGCTAAAATACCCGTACCCCGAACACGAAAAGCGGCTTGCCGATTACCGGCATAATGACCTTTTGTTTGAGGGCAAGCATTTTGATGCGTTTGCCATCAAAATCGCGTCACCGATTTACCAACAACAGTTCGCCAAGCTCAAGTACGTGGCGGTGAACTTTGCCGGCCTCATCTCAAAGGTGAGTGCCGACATGCTTTTTGGCGAGGGCATCAAGCTCACCCATGACGACCCCAAGAAGCAAAAATGGCTCAACGACTTGATGTTTGAAAACAAGATGGGCATGCAGCTTTACGAAAGCGCCATGATAAACAGCCGGCTAGGTGATGACGTGTTCAAGGTGCGCAGCGCCCCCCGGCACAGCTCACAAAGCGAGAGCACGGTGATTATCGAAGAGGTGCGACCCGACATTTACTACCCGAAGTTTAGCAGCGGGAATTGGCGCGCCGACCCGGAGTATCAGGACTTAGCGTTTAAGGTGATGATTGGCAAAGACGCGTATTTGCGCATCGAACGCCATTACCCGGGGCTTATCGAGCACAAGCTATACAAGATTGCCGAGAGCGGCCGGCTTGACCCGGTGCCGCAGGGCATCAAACTGTACGACAAGAGCTTGCCGGACAGCCAAGAAACCGGCATTGACCGCTCGCTCATCATACACACGCCCAATTGGCGCGCCGGCTCATTTTGGGGCATATCAGACTACGCCGACATTGAAACATTGATGTACGCGCTCAACAACCGCATGACGAAGAACGAGAACGTGCTAGACAAGCACACCGACCCGATTTTGGCATTGCCCGAGGGCGTGCTCAACGAAAAGGGCGAAGTTGACCGCCGCAGCTTAGGCATTTACACCATACCCGAAACCGAGATGGGCGGCAAACCGCTCACCCCGCAGTACATCACATGGGACGCCAATTTAGAGGCCGCGTTTAAACAAATCGAGCAGCTTGTCGAGTTTCTATACATGACCAGCGAAACCAGCCCGGGCGTGTTCGGCCTAGATAAGAACGGCCAAGCCGAGAGCGGCCGTGCCCTCAAGCTCAAACTGATGCGCACCATCGCCAAAATCAACCGCAAAAAGGTGTTCTACGACCAGAGCATCAAAGAGGCGCTTTACGTGTCGCAGTTACTTGCCGCCAAACACGGCTACCGCGTCATGGGCGAACTGTTGCCGGGCGCGCCCGAAGTGCCCGATATTGCATGGAGCGACGGCCTACCGATTGACGATTTGGAGCAGGTTGAGCTTGAAGCCAAGAAGCTTGACGCCGGCGTGCAAAGCAAGGTTGGCGCTATCATCCGCATCGATAATCTTGATGAGGAGGACGCCATCAAGAAACTTGACGAGATACGCGACGAAAGCCCAATACCGGTACCATCCGGCGCCAAGGTGCCAGCCGTGCCCGGTGAAGATGACGAAGAGGCATAGCCATGCCACCCGAAACGCGCACGCTCAATAAAAAAGAGCTTGATGCACTCACTAAGGCGTACAAAGATGCCGAGCGCCGCATTTTGGCGACCTTTGAGGGTGCCACCGACTTTAGCCAAGCCCGCCGCGCCGAGCAGTTGGCGCAAATCAATGCCATACTCACCGACTTAGGCCGTGCCACCGGCGAGTGGGCAGATTTTATGGTATTTGAACAGTACGAGAAAGGCGCCAGCGAAGCCATCCGGCAATTGCAGCGCCTCAAGGTTGGTATCAAAGATACGAGCACCATGAGCACCATTGACCGGCGTGCCGTCGCCGCCCTAGTGAGTGAAACCCAAGCGTCGTTTGGCGCCGCGCTCACCACGGTATCGAAAAACGCCGAGAGCGTACTGTCACAGGCCGTACGCGAGGCGATGCAAGCCGAGTTGATAGAGGGGCGCATTTTGGGTTCAACCCGCCGCGAGATAAGCCGACGCATCAAGGCGGCCATGGAAGCCGACGGCATCACGGCGCTCACCGACAAGCGCGGTGCCCGGTGGAAACTTGACCGCTACGCCGAGATGCTTGCCCGCACCAAGATGACCGAGAGTCGCAACACCGGACTTGCCAACAAGATGGTGGCAAACGGCTTTGATTTGGTTGAAGTGAGTGACCACATGAGCAACCACCAACAATGCGCCGCCTATGAGGGTAAAATATTGTCGCTTACCGGCAAGACAGACGGCTACCCGACATTGGCCGACGCCAAGATGAACGGCCTGTTTCACCCCAATTGTGAACACCAAATAAACGTTATCCGCAAGAACTACGCCGAGCTAACCACCGCCTATGACCCGCGAAGCGGCACGTACAAGCAGCCGTTTAAAAACAACCCGCCAGAACCGCCAAAGACAGAGATAAAACTACCGCCGACGGCACCGAAGAGCGCCAAACCAGCGCACAAGCTCACCTTTACGCCGTCGCGCGGCAAGCCGGTGGACTACGCTATCAACCGCATCGAAGAGGAAACCATGCGGCTTGGCGGCATCCAACACGGCGTGGCGATACCGGGCGGCCGATGGGGACAGGGCACACTTGGCCAGTACCGCGAGTGGTACCGGGGCGGGCTCAACCGCGGCTTATTTGTACGCGACCCGGCAGCCAAGAGTGCCAAGAAAACCTTTTATCACGAGATGGGGCACGCGCTTGACTTTAACGTGCGCCGCATTGCCGCCGGCGGTGACAAAGACAGCGTATGGGGCGATATGTTGCTTAGCAAGACGCAGCCGGTACGGGATGCCATCCGCGCCGATAAAGAGGCGGTTTACGCGCGACGGGTGCGCGACAATTATGACGGCAAGGGGCTTACCGATGAGCAAGTCAACCAAGTACTTGCCGGCGAGCCGGTGGTTTACGACGGGGTGTATAAGGGACGGCCGACGAAGATGCGCGCCCAAATCGACGCCAGATGGAAACGGTACGCCATGGACGATAAGGAGATATTTGCCGACGGCTATGGCCAGTGGCGGCTTGACCCGGAAGATTTTAAGCGCCGGGCACCAGAATTGACTAAAATATACGAGGGGGTAAATGATGGCAGCATTAAATAATGAGTACATCGACATAAGCGCGTTTGACACCCCGGTGGTGGATGACCCGGCCGAGCAAAAGCGGCTTGACGAAGAGAACCGCCGGGCGCTACAATCGGCCATTGACCAAGAAAAGCACGCGCTTGGCGACGATTTGCCGAAAAAGTAATAATTTTTACTTGCACGGCGAAAAAATGAGGGTATCATTACCGTGTACCCTCTGGTATGGTTCGACAATCCCCACCCGCCACTATCCGGCTTAGCAACCCAAGCCGATGCGGGCAAAAACCTCAACAAATGGTAGCCAAAACGGTGCACAAGCCCCGGCGGTATGCGTACGCGCCGGGCTTTTGCGTTGTAAAAAATGGATATGGTATATTTAAGATAGCTTGATACCGCCGTCGTAGGCGTAAAACACGAACAGAAACCAAGCAATAAGGGGTACACATGGAACCAAACAACAACGGCGCGCCAGCGTCAGCACCTAACACTCAAAGCAACGAAACACCACCCGCCGGAAACACGCCACCGGCAGCCGGCAACGGCGACAACGGCGCTAGTAACGGTGGTGGCAGCCAAACGCCGCAGCTCACCGACGAGCAGTTGCAAGCCGCATTTCAACACCCACGGTTCAAAGAACTGACACAAGCCGCCCAAGAGCTTAAAACCCTCAAAGAGCAGCAGAGCAAGGCAGAAGCCGACCGGCTTGCCAAGCAAGGGGAATTTGAAAAGCTTGCGCAGCAGAGAGAGCAAGAGGCCAAGGACGCCCGGACAGCTTTG